CCCTACGACTCATCCGACCCATAGACTCTTACAGTCCTTTTCACTCCCCAACCCCATTTTTCTAGTATATAAAAATATAACCTATAAGAAGAGCTAAATCAGAAAGCATGACAACATGGCCATATATTAATATATATGGCACATGTCATGCTTCCTTTTATTTGAGCATGCCAAATGGCATGTATCTTGGCATGTTTCAACACCTTTCCTTTACCTAGAGCAATCTAAAGCATGCCAAATGGCATGCTTCCTTGGCATGCTTCCCGTAATTTGTAAACATCCTAATGAGTATTGTATGACACGTGGCATGCTTTAGATCCTTGTAGGTATAAGGTTCTTGAAACTATAAGTTCGTTTGTAAAAATACCCTTGGCATGCTTTAGATCCTTGTACCTAAAGGATCATATTTCTTAGTGGTTGTAGGTAGGGGAAATACTGCTTATTGGATAGGTTTGTCTTTTTCTGTGACCTGTAGTGTGTTATTATCCTCCTGTATTGAGTTAACTAACCTAGCTAGGTCTTTCATTGCGTTGTTATAAGCATCCCAGTGGAAAGCATCATATTCTTCTAAATAAGGGTTTTCTAGTTCTATCTTCTCCAATAACGCTGGGGTGTAGACTTTGGTTATCCAGTTCCACATTCTATCTCCCATGCTTCTACTATCCATATCGGGAGAATACACTTTAAATAAGTGTTTGATGCTACTTTTCTTAAACTCCTGTTCCATTGTCTTTATAAAGTTCATTTATCCTCCCCTCTTGCTGTAGGTCATACAATTCACTCTCTACTACCATATCAACTATCTCTTTATCTCCATACATTTTTGATAGTCTTTTAGATTCTTTTCTTATATACCCCTCTACAGCTTTCTTTTCTTTTTCTAATAGGAAGTCTTCTAGTTCTTTTATTGCTTTTTCTAATCCTTCTGGTGAAAACTGTACAAGATTATTATCTCTATACAAGATGTGTTTATTTAATATTTTCTTTATCTTTTTCATTTCTTCTCCTCTTGGTATAGGTAGATTTCCCAGAGTATATTAGCCTTATTCAAAAAGTCATTATCATCAAATACAGGGTTATTATCTAACCAATTAGCATACTTTTCTACAGCCTTCTTCTTTTCTTCTTCTATTAAGTCTGCTCTGAAATATTTAACATCATTTTCGTTTATCTTGTTCTCTGCCCAAGTAACTTCTGCACCCTCAATTTGCTCACCTAGGTAACTATCACCATCAAACTGTAGATGTATTTCTTCTGGGAATGTTTTTTCCCTTTTTCTATTTCTTCCATTATTTATCCTCCTATAACTTAATACGTTACTGCAAACCACGTGTTTTATGCACTTTGGGGTATCGTGTCACCTTTTCCATCATACTACCTCCCCATCTAAGTCTTCCAGTATCTCATTCTGGTCATAATCCTCTGTAAACATATCAGTAACATAAATAACCTCCCGACCCCTGCGACTCTTGGTAACTTCACCCGAGGAGAGCATATTAGAGATTGCCCTAAGTACAGTTCTTTGTGAAGCTCCTAGGCTAGTACCCATCTTAATAGCGTTCTTTCTAGTAACGAAGTTATTCTCACTTATCTCGGATTTTAAGGCTTCTTTTATCTCTGATAGTTTCGAATCATCCACAGAATCCTCTACTTCTCCTACGTATTCGAAGTCTTTAACTGTTGTACCGCCTTCTGGAAGGGATTCTACTATCATTCTAACCATGAACTTACTTAGTTTAAGAGCATCTCTTGATTTTGTCTGCTTTAAGGTCATTTCTGTTTTGGATTTGGCTACGGCTTCTAGTCTAAATTGGGTGAAAGTTTGTGCATTTATGTTACTGGATCCCCTTAGTCTCTGGGAGTCGGATCTAAATACCCCCTGGGAAGGCTTATTTTCATGGTGTAGTGGAAGATAAGCGATTTGTGGGAATAGAGTACGGATTCCTTCGAAGAATCGTTGAGTGTCCTCGGCACTACTCTCCGACCCGACCATGAGGTCAACGAAGGCATCCATTATAATAAGTCCTATCTTTTTTCTCTTTACCACCTCTGTTAGAGCTAGTGCAAACTCCGATGGATTACCTTTTGTGTCTGATAATTGGAATTTTTCAGGGTATTTTAGCCAATATATCTTTTTTGAGGTGATATTTAGACCTTTTAGCCTCCTTTTCGTCATAGAAAGCGGATTCTCTTTGTCTAGGAAGAGTACCGGGGTTGATTGCGGGACGTTAAAGTGTCCTAGCCAGTCCTTACCTGTAGCTACTGCATTAGCTATAGACAGAGTTAGGTAGGATTTTCCTGTGCCTTCAGCTCCGTATATGAAACAAAAGCCCTCTGAATAGAGGATATTGTCTATTAGCCACGGATGTTCCTCAAATTCCATTTTATCTAGGTCATCTGCGGAGACCAGTTTAAAGTCCTCGGGAATATTTTTCATTTCCCAATCGCTTTTGTTTAGTGCGCTTAGTTTAAAAAAGTCTGCCTTTGTATGTCCGGCAACAAAATAATCTGATATGTCCTTCGTATCTTTTGGGAGAATTATCGTTTTAGCATTTGGTAGTAATTTGAGTAAATGCCTTGTGGCCTTGACTCCAGCGTCGTCATTATCGTAACAAATCCATACGTTCTTCGTACCAAGGAGTTCCACCCATTCGGGTAGGAAAGTACCCGCGCCCCCGGTCGACGACACTGCAGGTATCCCACTCTGTATTAACCGTAGAGCATCTACCTCACCTTCGGCAAGGATGATGTTCGGCACATCCTTCACCGCATGGTAGTTAAACAGAGTGGCATGTGATCCGGAGGAACAGATATACTTAGGCTGGCTTCCTCCTTCTTCGTGTTTAAGGTTTCGGGATTTTATAAAGGAGTCATCCCCTGCCTCATCTTTAACTGGAATGTTTAAAAAGTTAGCGTCCCATGTTATACCAAATTTCTTGGCAAATTCTTCTGATATTCCATGTTGTTCTAGGTAAGATTCTCCTGTCATAATATACTCGTTATATATTCTCTTACTACTTCTCTAAGAAGTAGGTCAACTTTTACTACAAACCTCTTTTTATAGAAAAGGCGTTGACCTTTCCCATGTTCTTTCATAAAATCGAAAGCGTCCTGTTTTCTATAAAATAACCATAGCTGTCTAGCCCTACTTTCTGTATATAGAGGTTGATCGTCTTCATTTATAATGAGATAGAAAGGGTATTTATAAAATTTTCTCATACTGATAGTACCTCCAGTGCATCACTAAAATTTACATCATTAAGTCTCATATAAAAATCAATAACATCCCCGCCCCCGCACCCGGCGAAGCAGTTATACGTATTTGTTGAAGGGTAGATCGCAAAAGACGGAGTGCTTTCTTCGTGAAATGGGCAAAGACCCATCCAGACCTTCCCGGTTTTTCTTAGGTGTCCTGTATATAAATTTTCTATTGGAAATCTTTTAGCTTTTTCTAATCTTGCGTTATGCTCTATTTCGTATGTGGGTTTAAAGGTTTGATTTTTTCCGAACATGGTCATAGCTTACAAGATTAAAATATGTTTGTCAATAGTTGTATATACTACTTGACATTATCTAATAGCTAGTGTAATCTAACCCTATGACCGATAATAAAAAGGAAAGCAATATCCCGGAGTACCAAGATTTCATGGACTTAGAGGAGGTTGCAAAATACCTAAAAGTTTCCATGTCCTCAGTGTACCTCTACATAAATCTCAAAGAAAATCCATTACCATCTTACAAGATTTCTAAGAAAGTTATTCGTGTTAGAAGAGAAGAACTTGACGAGTGGATAGTTGAGTACCGAAAAAAGAATAATGGTAAATAAAAAGAAAACTACAAAAAAGAAGACAGTAAAACACTCTCCCGACCCCTCTATATCTACATCTACTTCCGAAAGTGAATATAGCTTTGATGACTTTTATGATGATTTTTCTTGGAATACAGGGGATCGCTCAGTAATAGAGTTCAATTTAAAAATCTGGAAGTTAAGTATAATAGAAGTAAAAATTTTAAGAAAGGATAAATAAATGGAACCAAATTTACCAATAGAAAATCCAAATCTGCCAGCAGACAAACAAGACGCTGGGAATGAACCCTTACCAGTAGGTGAGGTGCCTACTATGGAGTTCGGGAAGGGTGATCTACCCAAACACTCTCCTCCCCCTATACCCGGGGTCAAGTTGACACATCCAGGTAAGTCTCCTACACAAAAGCAAACCTCTACAAAAGAGGGAGATTTTGCTTTCGCAGTATCTTTAATGGCTAAAGGCCAAAGAGTGACTAAGAGAGACTGGAATAATAAAGACTGGTATGGAGAACTACGAGACGCAAAGCTAATGATTCACAGTCCCGACGGTGTGTGGCACGATTGGGTAATACAAGAAGGCGACTTAATAGGCAAGAATTGGATAGCTGTTTAATTGAAAACTGAACGTGCGGGTGGCGGAATAGGTAGACGCAACCTAAAAAGGACTAAGAAGATAATGTCTTATTTGGGGTTATTCCCAAAGTAAGGTCGGTTAATTGTAAGGTGCAAATCCTTGCCCCGCACATTTAGTATTTAATTACAGAAAAGGTGGTGAATATATAAATAAATTATGCTAGGAGATAAAGAAACGAATATAAAAATAGGTGGGGATTTCGATCCGATACCTATGGATAAGTATACTGTCCAAATCGCTGATGTTAATTTGAAGACTCAATTTAACAAGTTCAAAGGTGTGGATCAGGAATTACTCGTTTATCAATACGTCATATTAGACGAGAAGGCAATGCCGGAAGGCGATGAAACCACACGTGGGAGACTTTTGTGGCACAGGATGACACAAAACCTAAGTTCTAAGAGTTGGTTAATGAAACTCGCAAGAGCTGTTTATGGTAGAGATCTTACTAGGGAAGAATTAGAAGCGTTCGACCCTGAGGCTCTTATCGGAAAACAGATAGATGTAATGGTTGAGCAGAAGCCAAGCACAGATGGATCTACCATTTACAACAATGTTGTGTCTTATTCTAAGGTTGTTACGCCCTTAGAACCGTGGGCAATAGATAACACAGCGTCCGTGACTGTTGAAAGAGAGTCTACCCCTGCGACCCTCCCGACCCCTATAGAAAAGACTGTAAAACTTCCAGATCTTGATAGCGACTTTGAGGATGCTTTTGCCAAACCTAAAGTTACTAAAAAGGTAAAGGTAAAAGAAGAAGACGAAGATGAGGAAGTTGACGACGACGAGATCGCAAAGATAGAAGCAGATCTTAAGAAAGCTAAGGCTAAGGCCAAAGCTAAGAAAACTAAAACTAAAACTAAAGTTAAAGCACATGAGGTGATAAAGAACTAAGTAGTTTTTTGCCTGGTGGGCTACCGAGCTAGCCTACCAGGGAGGAAATTATGATAGATGACAAAGTAATAACAGGCTTGATCATATATTTGATTGAGCAATATAAAAAGGCTATTTTGGAGGGTGTTATTTGTGACGCAAGATTAATAAGGGGTGAAATAGAGATGTGGGAGGAAAGACTTTTAAGATGAAAACAAGTTACAAACTATACAACGGAGAAGTAGAGTTACTCTTTAATTCATTCAGACACGCTTATACGGTGGGTGCTGAGAAGATTACATCTGTAACAAAGATTCTAAATGTAATAAATAAGCCCGCACTTATAAACTGGTCGGCTAGGATGGCAGTGGAGTATATAGCTGATTCTATAGATCCCGGAAAGTCTTACGATGAGCTTGAACTTAACGCTATATTTAAGTTTGCCCGGAAGGCTCACTGGCAGAAGAAGGTAGACGCCGGAGATATTGGAACCTTTGTACATAAGTGGATAGAGGATTATATAAATGGGGAAAACCCAGGCATGCCTGTAAATGAAAATTTGCAAGTATCTATAAACAACTTTTTAGATTGGGTCAAGAAACATAAAGCTAAGTTTCTTGTAGCGGAGCAGGTAGTTTATTCTAGGAAATATAAATATTCCGGAACTTTAGACTTTATATGTACTCTTAATGGAAAGATGTATATAGGGGATATAAAGACTAGCAAAGGCATATATCCTGAGTATTTGATGCAAACTTCCGCTTATAGGTACGCGAGGGAAGAAGAGTACCCTAAAGAGAAATACGCCGGACAAATAATTTTAAGAATTGGGAAAGACGGGAGCTTTGAGATTGCTATTATGAGAGATCAGGAACTTTACGAGGAGATGTTAAAAGCATTTCTATCAGCACAAAGATTACAGAAAACTCTCAATAAGTTATCAACTTATAAGGCGGAAAAAGAGTGAGAGTATATAACAAGTGGTACAAAGAACTATGGTGGTCAATAGTAGAGAGGTTTAGTAAGCCTAAAAAAAGAGTAATAGTGGTTACCTCAGAAGGTAAATGGTGTTATGAGATGAGTAATAGGATATTTAGAGAGGTAAATAAGGTAGTATCTCCATATGGACAGACAGTAAAATTGAGAAAGAAAGTTCTTGATGCTTTAACTCACAACGGGTTTATCACTAGAAGAAAAGAAATGTTTGACAATAATAGCGATATAACTTTGGAGGGAGTTACATTTGACCAAGTAATAATAGATGAAATTTCTTCCTGTACCCCAGAAGCTAAACGCCACATGAAGAAGGTACATAAAGATAAGGGGGTGCCAAACATTAAGAAAGTCTCTATTAACTCAAAGATAGGCAAACTAAAAGGTTTTATGATGGAAGATAATACTTGTGTAAGACTACCATTTACTATTAAACCTAATACAGAGTATGAACTATTGCTTTCTGAAGAAGATACTGCTGGGCAAAGAGAGGTAATATCGTGGAAAGAGGTACATAAGGAGAAGGGTAGACTTACAGAGTTTGAGAAGAAGTATAAGGTTGATATTGGGGGTGTTGAGGTTGACGAATATTTAAGAAAGTCGGGACTCCCATCACTAGCCAAAACTTATAAGAAATTAAAGAAAGGTAGACCAGAGATATGAATGAAGGATATGACTGTCTAAAATGGTACTTGTTTTATATCATACTAAGTATATTAGTTATAGGAGTTACTGTGTTTTTGTATTTAAATTTTATAGGAGAAACAAAATGAAAAGAGTTTTATTAACAGGCGGTGTAGGATTTATCGGTTCACACACTGTCGAACATATATTAAAAAATACCGATTGGGAAATAGTTATAATGGACAGACTGTCCTATGCAGGAAACCAAAACTTCTTGACTGACATGGAAATTTTTGGTAAGGAAGCGTATCGTGTGTCCTTTATATTTCATGATTTTAGAGCGCCTATCTCTGAGACTACGGCTAACTTAATAGGTAAGGTTGATTATATAATTCATATGGGAGCAGAGTCTCATGTAGATCACTCTATCACCGACCCGATACCTTTTGCGTACAGCAATGTAATAGGTACTGTAAATATGCTTGAGTATTTAAGACACAAGATGCCTAAAGCTAGGTTTATTTATATTTCTACAGATGAGGTATATGGCCCAGCACATTACGAGGATATAATGGTTACTAAGGATGACCACGGAGAGCCTGTCATTGAGAGAAAACTACATCTACATAAAGAGGGTGAACCACACTTCCCATCTAATCCTTACTCAGCAAGTAAATCAGGGGCAGAAGCGTTTTGCTACGCTTATTTCAACACCTACAACCTAGACATAATAATTACCAACACAATGAACAACTTTGGTGAGAGGCAAAACGCAGAGAAGTTTATGCCTAAAGTAGTAAAGATGATTCTTGAGGGTAAACCAATGACTATTCACTGTAAGAAAGATAAGGATGGGGGTATTGTAGATATATCCTCAAGGTGTTGGTTACACGCTAGAAACCACGCTGACGGGATTCTGTTTGTTATAAAGAAGGGTAAGTCCGGAGAAAAATACAACATTACTGGAGAATGGGACTCGGTAGAAGGCCTAGCTAAAAGGATTGCAAAGATTATGGGTAAAGAGATGGTTATAGAGTATGAAGACTTCCACAGCTTCCGACCCGGCCATGATATGCACTACGGTCTTGATGGTACAAAATTGGAAAAATTGGGTTGGATCCCACCTACAACTTTAGATAGTTCTTTAGAAAAAACTGTTAAATGGATAATGAATAATCCAAAATGGCTCTAATAATAAGGAAAGCAATACATAAGGTAGTAAAGATTCTGAATGTTATATCAGGGTATAAGATATGGAATAAAGAGGAAGTACCCGAAATAAAGGAAAGTGCATAAAATACACAATTAAGTAGAGGGGTGGTCTGAAGTTGTTAGCCTACAGGTGAGGCACTACTTCTGCTAGTACCAACCTGTACCCTCTACTTAGTTAAAAGATGGAAACTAGTGAGTCGGTGACAAAATGTCACCAACTGAAGGGTTTACGTTGTAAACAAACTACATAGGTTTGTTGCTATTGTAGAAAAGACGTCAACAACAGGTCAGTCGTACGATAAAATCGTACAACTGGAGATATAAATAACCATATCTCCAAAAGTGCATAGATTTGGCTAAGTGGCTTTAATAAGAAAAGACTTGTTGGGATTTAGTGAATGTGATACAATACGTTCATGGAAAGATTATGTTTAAATTGTCAAAAAGATATTTCAAATACACACTTTAATCGTAAGTTTTGTTCTCTGAGTTGTAAACAAGAATTTTATAGTATTACCAAAGGTTATAACAGACTAACACAACTAAGAAAGTGTTTGGTCTGCGGAAAAGAATTTCACCCATCTCATAAAACCAACAAATTTTGTTCTCGCGAATGTGGTGTAAGAGGAAGAAGGGGTAAAACAGCGCCAAATAAAATAGAGTTTAAATGTTATCAATGTGGCAAATTATATTACAGAAAGCGTTACTTATTAGGTAAAACTAAATTTTGTTCTAAGAAATGTCGATCTATATTTCAGGTGGCTAGTAATAGAGGAAAGAAAAACCCTAACTGGAAGGGCGGGATAAGTTATAATAAAGGTACATTGTCAGGAAATAACAAAGCATACAAAAAAGGAAGATATTATGAAAATAAAACACGAAAGATATATGAGAGTCGTGGTTACTATGTTATTCGATCTGGAGCATCTAAAGGCCCCGCAGACTTAGTTGCATTTAATAGTGAGGAGATTATAATTATACAAGTAAAGGCGGGTAAGTCTTTTTTTGGGCCTGAAGAACGCAACAAGTTTATAGCTGTTGTTATACCTAAAAATGGTAGAAAAGAACTTTGGGCATGGCGGGGTAGAAAAGCCCCAGTCATAATAGACTACACGAACTTCAAGCAAAACTAAAAAATAAAGGAGGTAACAATGGGTTGGGGAGGACTTGGTAAGTTCCAACGACTCTGGGTACTAGAACGTGACAGTTTTCAATGTCAGCACTTTGATTACAATGATAAAACGAGAAAATGGGAACAGTGTAAAGAGGTTAAGGACTTACATGTCCACCATATATTTCCACGTAGATTTATGGTATATCACTATCCTTGGATAGACCCCCATAGACCGCATAATCTTATAACTTTATGTGGAAGGGAACACCATTTAGGAGAAAAAGGTGTACATCCTGAAATGGCTTGAGTATTGGAACAATACCGACAAGGCGATAAACTTGCCTTTGACGAAATGGTAAAAATGCACATGGAACTCACAGAACATGGAGAGGTGTACTGGAACTCAAAGTTTGACTTACAATACTCAATGAGGGCTAGAAGCCAGACTGCTCGTTTTAAGAAGTTTCCGGATAAAAGAAGGAGAGCTGATTGGAAACGACCTAGACGAAAAAAAGGAGGGTGATCCATCTCTAATTACAGCATTTATGATGTAAATCAAGATGCTGTAATTTTCATTTTATTTTATTCTGTTGATAGGTTGGTCTGTCTTTATTCTAAGAATAATATTAACGATAGCAACAACAGTGGATATACCTTGAGCAATCTCAGGGGTAGGTTCAAACTCAGCAAAACCAAACAAATAAGCGACGGCAACAACACCAGCCAGAATATTAAACCAAAAGGTTTTAGATTGTATTAGAGCTTTTCCTTTAGCTACAACATTTTTAGGCAATAGAAACACCTCCTCCTGGCACTTCCTCTATGGTAGTGATACGAACCTCTATACGCTTCCCTAACAACGAAAATTCTGTAATGTTTTCATTAAACCTGAACAACTCGGTTT